TAAGGTTCTCCAGCATATCATATGATAAGGGTTTGCCCGATTTTACATCAAGCATCTTTAACGCTTGATTGATTACAAGGTCATTATCAGGGTCGTAGGGCAAATCTATTATTTTTGTGCGAACTTGGGCTGCCAAATCGGTCATGGCTTGCGGCGCAATTTGGACGCCCTCTTCCCGCATTTGTTTATATAGTATGTCGGATTCTTTTCTTAACGCGGCGGCAGTTACAGGCTTTGGTGTTGGCGTGGCGACTTTACCGCCAGAAACGCCACCAGCCAACGAAAGCGCTGCCAACGCGTATGGGTTTTCTACATCAAAATAGTTCGACGCAATAGACGGCGCACCGGCAGCGCCAATAGCCGCGCCGGTCTGGCCTCTGGTGTTCTGGCCCATCAAGCGCATGAAGTTCTGCGATTGAGGCGACGCAGCTACATCAGCTAAAGTCTTAAAACCTTGCGCTTGACTACCCGCGCCAGTGGCTGCTTGCAGCACGTCGCTGTATACTTGCTCACCGCGCGTCTCTGGCGCGCGACCAATACCAACACTTCTATACCCTTGGCTGATAGTCTCCGACGGCAACGGGATGCGTTCAGCGTCGAATAGCGACGCGCCGAGGTTGTAAATACCCGTGCCAAGATCGGCAACACCTAACGACAACACGCCGCCCGCCGCGCCGGGGATAGCACCGATACCCGCAAACGGCGCGCCAGCCGCAGCGCCAAGCCCTGCCGCAGTTGCATATGGCAGCAGAGCATTAGTAGTTACGCCAGCTACTTGCGTAGCCTTATCCAAGCCTTTACGGGGTGGCTTAGCGCGCGGCGTCTTTATTTCTTCAACAAACAAGCCCGCGTAAGGGTCTACATCATCTTCGATGTATAACCCCGCGTAAGGATCATCCTTTCTCATGGCTTGGTCAACTCCCGCCCGTCCGTGGTTTTATAGCGTGTGCCGCTTGGCGCCGCGCGGACTTGATCTGGCGTCAAAGTTTTGATTACTTTTGTGCCGCCGCCACCACCGCCTGCTTTTGGTTTTACGTAGGTCATGCCAGCGCCGCGCATAAGTATTGGCAAAACTACGTTTTCCCATTTTGCCAAACGCTCATTAGCGGGTATGTCTGGGTTGGCTATATCGCCCATTGTGTTGGCTACCAAACGAACGTCAGCATCTGAAATTTGTGCGCCCAACTTTTCACGTAGTTTTGTAAATGTCATGCTGTCTTTTAAAGTAGACAGTTGACCTATGGCTACGCGCCCCGGTGTGGCTTTACCAGTTATGAAACCTACCGCTTCGGAACCTAGTTTTTCTAACCCGCCGCTGGTGGACGCCGCAATTAATTTTGAAACCGAATTTTCACCTGTTTTTGCGTTGTAGTCAAACAGGTCTAGCGTTTTCTTAAAGCCTTTTTCCGTTTCAAGTTGCTGAAAAGTTTTCGGTGCGCCAGCACTTGCACTAGCGGTGCCGCGGCCTTGGGTCTGGCCTGTTTCAAACTCGCGCATGGCCTTCGCCACGGCAGGGATTTGGTTAGCCGCAATAGGCGCGCTCATGTCGATGCCGGTCTGTCGAGCAACATACTTCTTATAGTTGCTAACAGATGCGGCGCTGTTTTCTGGGCCTTGCGGTGCATAGCGATTGATAATCTTGTCAATCGTATTGAAGCCTTTGCCAACGTAAGCATTACGCAGCAAGTTTTCCTGCGCCCGCACACCGTCTTCAAGCGTCTTAAATGTGGCAAATCCGCCGCTTGCGCCAGTGTAGCCGGGCTGCGACTTTGCAAACCCGCCGTCTTTAAGCGCGCCGGGGTTGGTTCGCAGTGCAGCAGCAACGCTGCCCTTAGCAGGTTCACCGCCCGCAACGCCGCGAGAACCGCCGACGCCCGGCGGCGTATACCCGCCGGGTGCGCCAGCAGCTACGGCAAAGCCTTGGCCGGTGTTGAGGTCTACGATTACAGGCCCTACACCTTCGACGTTGACAACAGTTGGCTTGATGTCAACAGCAGCTTCAGAACCTTCAACAACTTCAGCGCCGCCACGACCGAATTTAGGTGTGCGGATCACGCGGGTAGATGTGCCAAGGTTTTGCGTTGTGAACTCTTGTTCTAACTGCTGCGCGCCTGTCAGCGTTTTAGCTGCGGTGTTTTGTCTCCATGCGTCAAATTGTGCAGGGTCAGTTGGCATAGACGCCACGGCATCTGCCAGCGCACCTTGAAACAGCGGGTCTTGGAATTGAGGTTGACTAGCAATACGCTGGGCAAATCCAACTACTTGGTCAGGGTTGTCTGAGTTCTTCAGTGCCGTATAAACAAAAGCCTGAAAGTCTAATTTGGTTTTAATGTCCGCGCCAGTAGCTTTAGCACTGGCTTCCGCAAGCTGCGGTTCAGCCATACGTACTGCACGCGCTTCTTCCGCCGCGTTAATATCCATCGTCTGCTGCGCCAGCGCGGCTTGACGCTGCGCTGCACGCTGCTGCGACATCATATTCATCAGTTGTGCATTTTGCGAAATTGCAGCGCCAAGCCCCGGTGTTTGCGGCCCGCGCGCTTGCAAAGCTATCATTTGGTTTGCCATATCTAATAACCTTTACGTGGTGGAACGCGGCACTGAAAAAGGATTAAATTGCGGCGGCGCAATTCCCGCCGCACCGCCTGCTGCACCGCCGAAGCCGCCCGGCGCGCCAGACTTTAGATAATCCATCTGCGCCTGATACATCGGCGCCTGCACCATATAATTTGTGATGCCGCCCAAGGCTTGATTGAGTGCGTTAGCCTGACCGACGTAACCAGACGCGCGGGCTTGGCCGGCGTTGTACAGGTTCGACGCTTCGTTCTGGCCCATCTGCCCCGCGGCGCCAGTCATCACATTAGTTGCGGACTGACCAGCGCCCATCAGCGATTGAAGCGGATTAAGGCGCGCGGATCGCTCGACTTGGAAACGGTTAAATGCGTTCTGATACTCTTGGCTTGCCAAGTCCTGACCGAAACGCTGGATGCCCTTCATGGTGCTACCCGACAGTAGATTGCCGCGCGCTGCTGCCGACCGCTCTAGCGCCTTCATGCCTTCCGCTTGGCGGAAAGCATAACCGGGGTCTTGCTGGAATTGATCGGTGCCAAAGGCTTTCGCCATGCTGCCGTAGCCTTCAGCGGTCTTGTCACCGCCGATGCCCAGCAACTGCATAATCTGGTCTTGCGCGGTAATACCACCTTGGCGAAACGGTTCTTGCAGTTCGATTTGCTTTTGGAACATCCGCTCTTGGGCAGCGTTAGCATCTTGTGCTGCTTGCTTCTGCGCTTTAGCGGCTTTACTGGATGCCGACATTGTCACCGCGCCGCCGACAACGGCGCTTCCGATTACTGCTGCTGCGACCATCTCAGTCTCCAATCCATTTCGTGTAGTACATCTCTACAGGTTCCATCTTTAAAAACTCAAACAGCCTAGATGCGTCTTTATGCATTTTGGAGCCGTAAAAAATTCTGTGTACGCCGCGCCTTCTAGCATCTTTTTCAACGGCGCGAAAGAGTTTCACGCCAGCAAATCCACCACGCACATCTGGGTGCGTCCAGAAGATGTCCATCGTCAACGTCAGGCACGTCTTATAGTGCAGCCCCGGCGCAATAAAACCAATAAAATAGCCGACTAATCGGCCTGTGTCGCGCAGCGTAACGAGCAACAGCTGCCCTGCGTCGTCGCGCGCTTCGTATACATCGTACTGCGGCGCAAGCGGAACTTTATCTTTGTTCAGCGCCAACTCTTCCCAGTGATGGTCGTAGCACGCCATTAACTCCGGTAGGCAGTCCATGTAAGGCTCGACTTGTGCCGTAATCATTATGCGCTCCTGATGTCCACTATGCAGACAATCCTATCATCGGCGCTGTTATTTACAACAGAATGTTTTACACGATTGTTTACCCACCAGACTTCGCCAGTGCGAAAACCGGCTGTCTCATCTTCGCAATGGAACAGCGCGCCGGGCAGTGACTGAAGCGCAATCTGATAGCGGGTGTAGAACTCAGCCGGTGCGCCATGATCGACGTGCGGCGTTATCTGACCGCCGGGCGGCAGCTTGGTCACGATGCAGCGGCCCAACTGCACACCGTTGACGCGGTGCATAAGGTCTAGCACCAAGCGGCGCAGCGACGGCAACCGCGTCCACGCAGGATACGGCACAGTCTGGATGTCGTTGATTACGGCGGTCGGGTCTTCCGGTATCTCGTTAAACCAAAGCCAGATGTCGCTGACGTCAGCGTGTGCCGTGTCGGGATGTTGCGTCCGCAGCGGGTTCTGGTCCCATAGGTCTGGCTGCGTCGCCAACTCCCGCATAACGGGAATGACGTCTATGTTATCAGCCAGACATAGAAAGTGCTGCATTAGCTAACCAGACGGCCTGACGCGCGGATGTTGATGGCCGACGCCGTGCCAGCGATTGTGCTGATGAAGCCATTGTTAGGCAGCACATGGCCGACCAGTTCAGGAAAGGTGTAAGTCTCAGACGGCTGGAGCGTTTTGGTCTTGACAATCAAGTTGTCGTTGCCGGCGCTGCCCGCAGCCGTGACAAGGTTGACGCTGATCGTCGCAGCCGAAACGCTGTAATTCGTCGCGGTAAACTTGTCGATGATCGTCTGCACGCCGTTCGACGTGTACTGCGTGACTTGCGTATTTTCCGCCGTCTTAGCGGGGATGATGTTACTAATTGATACGGCCATGTTAAACCTCCAAGCTGCTTATGTTATCCGTTACGGTCAAAATCATCGACGGAACCGACGGATGTATTGCTGTTGCGGGGTCTGCGTGCATCGACAAAGCAGTGTCGCTTACCTCCCACATTAACTCAAAGTAATCTCCTGCGTTTAATGGTAGCAGATAATTCCATGATGTTAATAGTTCAGTGTTGTTGCCTTCTACTCGCACGACGCCGGCGCTGTCAGGTACGTCTGTGCCGTTCTTGCGCAGCCAAATCCAAGCCGCGTGGGCGCCGCCAGCCGTGTTAATAAACTCCGCAGAAAACGGAATGTTGTATATGTTTACGCGGTCAACGTAAATGCGCGACGCAGGCGAACCCAAGGTGACGCCGAATGACAAGTCGGTCGTATTATACGTGATGCCGTAGGCGGTGTTTATCAGCGCAGCCGTTTGGTCAACGGTGCTGTAGAACGAGCCGTAACGCGGTGTGCGGAACTGCTTAGGCGGCGGCGAAAGCGCCAACGCCTGAAGCTGCGTTTGAATGACTGCGATGTCGCTTTCCGACGCGCCTTCAGGCTGCGCCGCTGTCGTCTGCGCCAGCGACTCCAGCATGGCGTCATAGGACGCTATCAGCGACGTAGCGTCAGGCGCTAACTCGACTTCATCTTGGTTGGTCTGCGTCGCGGTCAACAGCGATAGGAAGAACCGATACCATTCACGGCTGATAGCGCCTGACCGCGGGTCGATCAGATCGACGCGCGGCGGCGTTAACTGTGTAGGGTTGATCGGATTGTACGCCATTAGGCCCGCGTTCCTGACAGCAGCAGTTCAGCGCCCATGATGTAGATGCGGACAGGGTCAGTGCCTGACACTTCGTAGACGCGGTCGCGTATCTTCATCGTCGCGCCAAGGCGGCGCCAGATCGTGCGGTAGCCAGACCGGCCAATCTGTCCCATCGACTTCCAGTGTTCGTTCGACCATGTGTGGCCGCCGTCATCAGACCAGCGCAGCATGACTTGTGGGTTGCTGCCTTGGCCGTTGTTCAGGCCCACGCCTGTCTCGCAGTCAAGCTGCATGGAGTGCTGGATAGTACGGGCCAGATTGTTAGCGCCTGTCGGCAGCGCCCGCCACGACCGTAGCCATTTCTGCGGAGCGCCATCGTCGGCGTACTCTTCAAGGTCAAACTTGTATATCTTGCCGTTCTGATAATCGCCTATGACGGTCGTCGCGTTGAAGAACATCTGGCTGCTGCCGCGGTGGCGGTTGTATTGGCCGTTGGCAAACGACGCGCGCTCATGCCATGCGCCGGTAGCGACGTCATACACCCATGTCGTATCGGCACTAGGGAAGTTTAGCACGTAGAAGCTGTGGCCGTCCTGCTGGTACGTGTAGCCTGTAGCGTCCGAGATGTCGGCATACTCTTGCATCTGCCATTCGATAGCGTGCGTTGACACGCGCTGTCCGATGTAGCCAGCGGCGCGGTAGACGATGCCCTGACCGCGGGCGTCCTTGCCCAGCCAGTAAATCTGGTTGTCCATCTTGGCGATGCTGTACGGCGCCGCGCAGCCCAGTTCGTTGAACGCACCTTGGATACGCGTCAGCGGGAAGTCGAGCAGCCCTGCGTCATACCAGACTTCGGTTGAGTTGGTGCCAAACACCCAGACTTCGCGGTGGTCCACAAAGATAGCAACCACATTGTCAGGATTGCCTTCGGCGCTGGCAAACTCCAGCGGGTCAACAGCCGTGCCGTCAAGCAGCGATGTCACCCAAATCTTCTGCGTGCCGGGTTCGTTGAACACAAAATAGCCGTCGATGTAGCCGACCGTGCCTGCGCCGGGGAAGTCAGGGTCGATGATCTGCTGGAACACGTCGGTGTTAGCGTTATAGATGTAGCCCTGCGTATTAGCGGCGATGAATAGCTGCGTGCCGTTGTCAGCCATGCTGACAGGGCCAGTGCCGCCTACGGTGCCTTTAGCAACCGCGTTCCAGTTGCTGTCAATCTGGAACAATGTGGGGCCAGACACGGCGTAGCCGTAGTCGCCATACGTCCACATCCCGCGGATAGGGCCGATGCCGATGGTAGCCAGACGGGTTAACCCCGGCGCGCGCTGAAGAAAGGCAGGCTCTTTGCCGCCTTCCGGTACGATTTCCGGAAAGAGGTTGACCATACGGTTGTCTGCGGCGTTGACGCTTCTTGCGACATACGCCGACCCAAGGATCGGCGTCTTCATCAGTAGTTGCCCGCGAAGATGTTAAACCGCTGACGCGTCGCCACGATGCTGTATGGCATGGACATGATGTCGTCAGGGTTGTTGATGCGCTTCAGGTTGCGCTTCGATGCCATAGCCAGACGCGACACTTGCGGTGACGGCTCTACGCCAAACTCAGGTGCCATCTCGCACGCCAAGTTGTAACGGAACGCACGCAGATAGCCGGGCGGGAAATGCAGTGTGGTCGCCAGCGTTGCAGGCTGGGTGAGTTCTTCAACCGAAATGAAGTGCCATTCCAGTTCGCGCGTAGGGCGCGGGTAGATGTACATTTCGATGTCGGGGAACGTCATGTTGACGAAGATAACCTGCGGGTAGGTAGACGTCACGGTCTTGACCGCGATACCATTATACTGCTGCTGGTTAATGAATTTGATGCCGTAGCTGACGCCAGTGCCGGGGTCGCGGAAGTACGTCGAGTCCTCAAGCAGCACAGGGCGGTTGCCGATGAAGTCGCCAGAAGGGCCAAGCGTGCGCGACAACTGGCCGGCAGGCCACATGAATATCTGGTCTTGCGTCGCGTAGACCGCGAGGCGCTCAGTGTTCCAGCTATCAATCATCTGGTTCATGGCGCGCAGTGCGTCTTGCGACGTTTCAGCCGATGGAACTTCGCCTTCTGCAAGAACGCCTAGAAGCCTAAGCGAACCGTTAATTATGTCCCCAGCCGTTTCCATTGGTTAGTCTTCCTGCGTTGCGCGGCGGCGTTTGCTGCCTGCCGACATTTCGTTAACGGGCGCCTCTA